AAAAAAAAAAGAAAAAATATACCACATGTCGTTTGGTCAAAAGAATAAAATCCAAGACAGGAATGATGGCTTGTGTCTACATAGGTGGTAATAAAACTTATGAGATGATGATCGAATCGTGGTGTCCAAAAAAATATAAATGTGTATATAATCCGTGGCAAAAAGAGCCCAATATTGACGATATCATTGATTCTTTGAACAGTGCCGTTAAGAATAAATGAGTATATATAAGAGTGATGGCTATATTCTAGACACGAATGATAGCTCTAAAGCCATCGTATATTATAAAGATAAACTACTGTTTATGGGCGATAGCCGCACAGCTATAAAATTCTTTTGTCAAAACTGCACAGATGAAAAATTAAGAGCAAAATTAAAAAAATATAAATATATTAAAATATGGGATTGACCTTATTAATTGTTTTTGATACTGTTATTTTGATCTTAAAAGACTCCTTTCGGTTAAGATTAATGTTGAAAAAAATGAACCCGCAAGTTTTTCGTTTCTCTTGCGGGTTTTTTTGTGCTTGACAATGTATGCGATAAATCTTATTTGTTAAAAAAAACAACTTGGAGGTTAAATTATGGAAAATAGATATTATGTTAAAGTTCGTTGGTCACCAGACAGCAAACAACCAACGCGTGATGTAACTTTTATGGTTGAGGCTGATAGTGCCGATCAGATCAGAGAAGCAATAGATCTTAAACATGAAATCGTAGTCATAGATAGAGTTGATTAATGGTTAGAGAACAGCAAGGAAAATTCATATGCACAGATTGCGGTCATACCTATAGTTCTATGCTGGGTGACGATGAAGTGCCTGAAATTTGCGAGCAGTGTGATGAAGACACAGAATAAAACACACGCGGTAATGTCCCAAAGGCACGAGAAAAAGGATAGTCTCGATTACTTTCCTACTCCGCCTTGGGCCACGCGAGCGCTCTTTCACTCCGTTATCCTACCAATGGGTATTGTTCATTACAATAATCGTGTGTTAGAGCCAGCTTGCGGCGGCGGTCACATGGTCAAGGTCCTTCAAGAATATTTTGATAAGATCGAATCATGTGACATAGCCGATTACGGTCAGGATCGTATTCAAGATTTTCTTACCTTGGATTACAGTCAGGTAATAGGTGCATACGATTTTATTATTACCAACCCACCCTTTAATCTAGCAGAAGAATTTGTCCGTAAAGCCTTGCCCATGACACGCAAGCTGGTGGCAGTCTTCGCTAGAACTCAATTCATGGAAGGAATAGGACGATATGAAAGATTATTTAAACCAAATCCGCCAACGATTATCGCGCAGTTTACTGAACGAGTACCAATCGTTAAAGGCCGTCTGTCCGCAACTGCTTCGACAGCTACAAGTTACGCTTGGTTCGTATGGCGAACAGATCAAGACAATGATCAAACACAGCTGGTCTGGATACCGCCATCAAGACGCATCTTTGAAAAAAATGCCGACTATGCACAAAGTCTGGAAGCTCCACATTCTCGACCCACGGGTCACGCCACGCAAACAGACCTTTTTGGAAAAATTGAAGGAGATAATTAAATGAAAGAAGAAAGTGCTTGGATTAAAATTCACGAAATGCCATCATGGGCAGAAGCAATATTAGAAATAGAAGGACTGGTCAACGAAGAAGTTTCACGGCTCAAGAAGAAAGAGGATGTTAAGACGGCTGCTTTGCTGACAAAATGTCTTACAGTTATTAAAAGAGGTTACTAATGGCAAGATATGGATTAAACCGTTGCAGAGACTGTGGCAACAAACTCAGAAGAACTAAATACATCAGGACAACACCTACTTATTGTCCTGATTGCACACAAAAAGTTAATCCGTCTGCTAGAGGCATATATAAACAAATGCAAGCAAATCCTACTACACCAGCTCCTGATGAGATGTGGTTTGAAGATGACCCGCGAGCTGTTAAAGAAATTGAGTATGGGCGTGTCATTAAAAGAGCAACTACGGTTAATAGTAGTACAACTTTAGGAGATGTTTTTGAATGAGTGAGTTAATTTGTAATCTACCAGCTCAAAAAGTTTATGTTAGAAAAGAATATTTAAGGGATTTAGAAGATGGATTTGGTGAATTTGTCGATGGGGTCTGGGTCACATGTAAATCTATTCCTGGGAGAGCATTTTATTTTGAGACTTATCTGCCTCAATATGGGGCTTTGTTTGACAAGTTGCCTATTAGCGCGTTTGTATCTAGACCTGAAGTACCCAATCCAGACTTACCTCTTAATAATCTTCAGTTCTGGAATTGTATGGATTATGGTATCGTGGCTGTTCATAAACAATTCATCGGTTCAATGGATTTTGAGGTGCTAACCAGAGATTTTGGCATACAAAAAGGTGTGTATGTAGCAACTTTGGATAATTATCACGCGGATGTTAACGCTATAGACTACAGTACAGCTGAAACACCTGACGAACATAAATCTTTTAATCTGTTGGAATTATACAATGGTCAATATTGTGTATATCCAAACAATAGAATGAGAGTTTATGACAATAGTCTCACGCCTGACAAGCCGCTACAGCCTGATTTTAAGGTAAGTACAATAGAATATCAGGTTGAGAACGGTAATAATACAAGACTGGGCGATACTAACGAATATTTTTGGAAAACAAAAAAAGAAAAATAGTTACATTTATTAATCTCCTTTATATATAGAGCTGAAAATAAAAAAAATATTTTTTATTAAAAATAGGTGTAACTGGTGTAACTTATGTAACTTTACTCTGTAATCCTTTATACATAACAAATTTATGGTTACATATTTGGTTACATATTTATTTTTAAAAATGTAACTTACAATATTAGATTGATTTTGGCCTTACTAAGAGCGAAAAAGTTTTTTGCAAAAAAATATTTTCTGGTCTATATATAAAGAATGAATAATTTAAAGCCTTTGAAAAAGGGTCGTGGCAGACCAAAAGCAGATATACATAGCAAGCTTACTAGAAGACAAGAAAAGTTTGTAAAAGAGTTAGTTTCTAATGATGGAATGATAACTTATAGAGAAGCGGCTATTAATGCTGGCTTTCCAGCTTCTTCAGCACATACCAGAGCATATGAAATGACTAACCCTGAGATTTGTCCTCATGTTTGTAGAGCGATACAAGCTTATAGAGATGAACTGGATGAGAAATATGGTATTACTTTCAAAAGACATTTAAGAGATTTGCAAAGAATTAGAGATTTAGCTTTGGAAAATGGTGCATATTCTGCCGCAGTCCAAGCTGAATACCGTAGGGGCCAAGCTAACGGTAATATTTACATTAATAAATCTGAGATCCGTCATGGAACAATAGATAGTATGTCTAAAGAAGAAGTTCTAAAAGCTTTGAAGGAACTTAAACAAAATGAACCGAGATACGCTGAAGACGTTATTGAACACGAGGAAGAGAAGTCCGACCAAAAAAGAATCAGGTCTGTACGAACAGCTAAAGAGGGCATCCCTACAATACAGTAAACCATTACGTTTAAGTAGAATAGAAAACTGGATGACGCTTGGCCTTCCTGATCTATTAATTTGTGATCACAATCATAAATTTCATTTTGTAGAATTAAAATATGCACGTTTTAACAAAGTAAAACTTAGTCCCCAGCAAATCAGCTGGATATCTTTACACGAGAAAGCTTCTGTTTGGATTTTAGTAAAGAGCGCTCAGGGGCTACATTTATATCGAGCTGAACAAGTTATACAGCTGAAAGAAGAGGGCATAAAACTAGCGCCGCATTACTTTTGTCCTGAGCCTTATGACTGGGTGAAAATTTTTGACTTGCTATTATATAAAAAATCGCATACCATCCTAAATAACATTAATTAATAGCTTGGAGGCTAAAATGACTAAAGAAAAAAAATATTGTTATACACCTGTAAAAGAAAATGAAAATTACAGAGTTGCAAAAATAATAGAAAACGAAGATGGATATTATCCACTTGGTAAAATTAATCCTGATGATCCGCATGAATTAGACAAATTTGTTGGAGGATACAATCATGTTAGAGCTGTATGCACCCTTTGGAATAAGCATATAGACGTAGATGAAAAGGAGGAAAACAGAATTGTTTGGTCCTCAATGGGTGAAATGTGTTCATTGGGAATTTATCAATGAGTACGGTTATAGACGATGAAAGATATCGAGCTTCATTATCTGTAATATCTCCAGCTTTAAAAAATTATGAAATAGTTTTAACTGCTGATGAAAAATTAGAAAAATATATTGAAGCCGATATTTTTGATATCAAAAACGGTGATTACGTTGCGCATTTTATATTAAATAGTTTGGAGGATAAAAATGATTAACCTCGAACAAAAATTTAATAATGATAAAAAATTTAAACGTAAAGTATTGTTTGAATATAAATCTTTTTTAACAGAAAGCATATTAAGCGGTGATCGTTGCGAAGATTGGCAAGCTTTTGAACATGAAGGTATATCATATGACATAAATTTATATGTAGATGATATCACTAAGCATCCAAAAGATGCTATTTATAGCACAAAAATCAACAATATGGGCGTTCCAGAAACTGACGGCGAAAATTTTTATTTAATTCCACAAAAATATAATAAAAAATTTAAAGTAAAAGATTTAGAAACTGGCGATATAAAAATATGGTCGGTCAATAAACTTTTGACTGAAATTAATCGAGATCGTAGTGAAGACTGGAAGCCTTATACAGCTCTTGACTGGTATGAAGGATGGACCAGCTGGTGCGAAGGTGAAACTTATACCTTAAATTTAAAAGGAGAAAATTTATTATGAAAGTTAAAGTTTATAAAAACCTTACTAAAGACTGTTTAAGTGTGATGGATTATAAAACGCGAAAAGTAATTCGTCATTGTTATGGTGATCATCGTAAACACGGTGATCACATTCGTTTAGAAAATGCTAGCTTTTGGGTTAGCCAAAAGACTAGGGACCGCGTAGTTAGGGAAAAGAAAAAATATGTTCACGCTTTTGTTATTGGTGACTGGATAGACAACTGGACATTAAAAGAGCAGTTTGAACAAGTATTTTATGATCCTTATAAGCATAATAATTTTTATGTAGAAGGCGGTAAACATAATCCAAAAATAGATGTATCAGCTGACTGGAGGGGCGTTGTTCATTTAGTCCGTGATACAATAGATAATAAGCTTAAAGTTTGGAGGGCAGTTTAATGTCTTACAATAAAAATTATAAAATAAAACCACGTTCTGAAGTTGAAAGTTTAGTGTTAAATTTTGTAGAAAAAAACAAAATTTACGCAACGTATGGAAAAGATACTGAAGGAATATTTGAAGTTAAATTTGTAGTTCAGGAGGAAAACAATAATGACTAAAGAACAAAAAATTTTAGATACGTTGGCAGTAGACTCAGGCCAGCTTAGACTAACCAATACAATGTTAAATAAATCTATAATAGATGCGAATGAAAGCATTAGAAAATTTGCAAAATTATTTGGTATAGATTTTAATTTTATGGAAAAGGGCCAAAAGCATAAATTGCTGGCATATTACGATGACGATGATTCGGTATGCACACTTTCATTTTATAAAACTGTAAATAGAGGTGATAGGCGATTATCTATATCAGGGATAAGAAAAAAAGCTCAGGTTAATGATTTAATTGCATTAACTTATAAAAGAATACTTTTGGATAATGATATGCAGGAAAATGTAATTGTTATAAATGTTACAGCTAAAGCTGAGAATAGGAAGGTAGCATAATGTATTTTATTTATAAGCTTATTGGCCGTTTACTTTATGGAAGTAATTTTGAAAAATACGAAAAACAAAAACCATTTAAGGGTAGGCGCAGAAAGTAATTTGACATTTTTTCTATAAAATCGCATACTGGGGGCGGTCCAAAGTTTGGGCCGCCTTTTTTTCAATTATAAACTATAGGAGTCTAATATGACAAAACCAAAAAAAACATATCGATTAGCAATTGATTTTAAGACTAAAGAATCAATGAAAGAATTTGTAGATGATCTAGCGGCCCAAGGTGAGCTAGGTGATGTAGCCGTGTATCCTATGGACGCATTACACAAAATTAAAATCACTGAAGATTATATTGTTAGAGCGTATAGCGCTGGCAATGGTCTAAATCCATTATAGGGGGCGCTTATGAAAAATAATATGTTTAATACAGTTTTTCCTAATGCTAATAAAAATAACGGTATTGTTTTTTCGGAGGAAAAATTAAATTCAAATTCGAAACTTAAAGCCGCAGTTTGGCAAGAGGTTA